AATGTAGTTAGTGAAGCACTCAAACACCATTATGAAACACATTTCATATACTTAGATGATTATACGGCCGAGACATTCGAAGCTATGGTAGGTTCAAAAAGTGAACTCATGACTATATGTAAAGCATACATGGAGGTTGAAAACATGTTTAGATCATTGTTTATACGTAACCTAAACATGAGATGTGTTAAAATAGCCGAGGAAATCGAAATGGTCCGTCAGGGATTCATTTGAAAAAAAAATAATTTTTTAAAACTTTCTTTTGAAAGAAAAAAGTTTTGAAAATAAAAAAAAGTTTTTTGTAATTAAATTTTCAGTTTCGACAAATTATTTGCCAACTCATTTTCGTTGTATACCTTTGGTTTCTTTTTAGATGTCTCACTCGGTGTTCGTTTTCTCTTTTTGGTTGATTCGAGTTTTCGTTTCTTGGAATTATTCTTATTCGTATCTCCAGTTGGTGGTGTGTATCTCTTTTTTGATTTTCTTTCAGTTTCACGTTTAACACTCTCCAGTTTACGCTTTTGTGCAGACGTTCTTTGTGCGGGTATGGTTGATGTTGCGCGGATTTGGTTAGCTGGAACACCCTTTACACCTCTACATGAAGCTATTATGTATAACGCTTCTTCTGGCGATTCATTAAGAAACGTGGATAGCTTTTTTCTTGGCGACATGGTCGGAGATGTACCTTTCATGTGCGTGTTTTTCTCTACGTGTATTCGTTTATCTAGACCCATCTCAAATTTCTTGTATGGTAATTTCTGTATGCCAGTCCAGAAATGTGGATCATGGAATTTAAGCAGTGTATCCGGAAACTGTGATCCATAATCTAACACAGTGAATTGCTTTGGTAGAGTCGAAAGGAAATTTGACAGTTTTTGCCTGGATGAGAATCTTTTAGCAAGTTCTTGAGCCGCATCATAACTCAATTGTTCACCTATGTTAACTGGTAATATGAGTGTTTTATTTCTCGGTACACTCGTGATAACTTGCGAACTCTTTGAGTAATCTTGTCCATGTGCTAGTACAAAGTATACGGGTACTTTACCCTGTATAGCCTTTTCCAATATGGACATCTTACTATGTACACACAAATTATTCTACACAGGCCAGTGTGGTACGTGTATGTGTTCAGTATTAGATACTTTCGCGTGTAACCTAGGTAAAACACACCCAAATACCAAACCCGAAAATGCTACTATCAATCTTTTCATTTATGTTTATCGATTAAAAAAATATAGCATAAATGTAAGATGTCCATGGACGAAGCTGGGTGTATCGAAAATCCAAACGACCCAAAATGTTCATGTTACAATGTGATATTCGAAGATTGTGACGCTAAACCAAATCTACCTGGGTGCAAAGAAGGTAAAGAGTGGGAAAAAACAATATTAGATTCTATACCAGATCATCCAAAGTTTGGTACACAGAAAGCTCTTGCGGCGAGAGAAATAGCATTGAGATATCACTGTGGTTCCGATGTCTGTGGTGATGACAAATATAAACCACCTGAGTATGATGACTATGTTAAACTTGGTAGATGCGACTTCAAACTTGATTTGTGTGCATCCGATGTACAAGTTGGTGAATCTATAAACAGTAAATATTTCAGAGATTGTACCATAAACAATATAAAATTCACAGATCTTGATTCAGCCTATGCACAAGATCAAAGTGTTCAGGCTATTCTTGGTATGAGAACGTCTGAAAATGCAAGTCTCATAGCCGCCGAAAATAAAAAGTATAAATTGAAGCTGAGAGCTAAAGATAGGCGTAAAAAGGCGCAAGAGCTCGCTGATAAGATGGCGGGACACGACGAAAAATTGAAAAGAATAGAAGAAATAGGTATAGCACAACAAGAACAAGCCGATAAAAAAAGAAATCTTATGTTACTCGGTGCAGGTGCAGGTATACTTTTGGTAGTTGGAATTTTAAATGTTTAGTATTTATAGGATGTCATCAGCGGTTAACGAGGCGTTTTGTGCGAATGATGAAAATAAAATGGATGAGAGGTGCTCATGTTATAACGTGATAGAACGTGATTGCGAGGAGGAACCAACTCTACCAGGATGTGTCGAATCTCTTAAGTATGTAGAAGATACACTTGCAAATGTACCCGACACTGTGGGACCACACAAAGCTGTTGCTCGTTTAGAACTTATGCGCAGATTGTATTGTCCAGGTAAAGTTTGTGTCGGTCAGAATAAGTACAAACCCCCTATAATGGACGATTTGAGAAAAACATCCCCATGTGGGTTTAATCTAAACATATGTTTACAGAATACAGAAGTAGATACCGCTGTAGATACAGAGGTATTTAGTAAGTGTGAAATAAATGAAAATTTTATGGGTACTGATCCATGGGAACTCGATTTTGAAGATGATGAATCGGGAGACATAGAGAGGCTCAAACAAGAACACCAAGACAAAGTTGCTCTAAGAAAATTGGAATTAGAGGAAAGTAGAAAACAAAGAGAAGCTAATAGAGAATCTGAAAATATGTATATTTATGCATCTATCGTCGCATTCGCACTAATTGTAATATATTTGATGTTTAAAGAATGATTGTCTGTGTTACAAATAGGGAATAAATAATGGTACGATTATTATAAATGAGCGCCCCACTCTTTGGATATACACCGTTTATTTATAATAATCATAAAAAGAAGCAGTGTCCTATTTCTAGACACAAAAATAAAACGATTTCACCGAGGACTAAATTTTCAACGTCGTTTTCACCTAATACCAAATTAAAACTCAGAGATGGTAGAGTTATAGCTATCAAAGATTTAACACTCGGTGATGTACTCGAAGACGGTGAAATAGTGAACGTAATACTTAAAGTTAGAAATGTTGATAGAGTCCCATTTTATAGAATATTCAATAGTCAATTAAATGAATATATTTATGTTACTGGGTGTCATTATATATTGGAAATGGGTAAATTTATACGTGTTAGGGATTCACAATTATCAGAAAAAACTGAAGTTGTGGAAGATATGTTTGTGTGTTTGATAACAAGCACTCATAAAATCCCCATAGGTGAACACACCTTTTGGGATTGGTCAGATTTCTGTGAATCGTGTAATGAAGCTGAAATAGCACAGGAATTCTTTTTACGCGACAGATTTAATCAACTTTAATTTATTTATATTATATATATGGCTATCAGTTCTTCACCTAGTATGAGTCAGGTTGCGGCCGAGTTTGGTGGTTCAGCTCCACACTCTCTAACTGAATACTACGGAGTTCGTTTCAGTGATGGTAGCTATGCTCCATCTACTGGTACTATATCTCTTAATAATTTTAGAAGTAAATCCAAATATGTTCCGCCTCCTCCACCTCCACCTCCTCCCCCATATTATGGTGGTTGCTTCTCACAAGATACACCTATAAAACTTCAAAGTGGTGAGATTATACCCGTGAGTGATATCAAACTGGGTGATTTCCTTATTAGCGGTGCGTGTGTGAATGTTTTGTTAAATATCAAGAATGTTTCACATGGTAAATATATGAAAATATTCAGTGAGGAACTCGGTGAATATATATACGTCACAGGAGATCACCTAATAAATGATAATAACAATTTTATAAGAGTTTCTGAATATTATAAATCGGAAACGACTGATATTATACCTGATAATTTTGTGTGTCTGATAACTGATGACCATAAAATACCGTTAGGAGAACACACTTTCTGGGATTGGGCGGATAGGTGTGATCCATGTGATGCTAAAACTGTAGATTAAAAATATGAATATAACAATAATGGATAACAGTCAATACAAAATTCCAGTCATCAATTTTAATGTAATCACACAAGAAGAATGCGATTACATAAAAAATAAATCAGAACCACTCTTATTACGGAATGAACGTGTATCTAAATTTGAAAGTGCGAGACTTTCACACAGCGAAGATTCTATTTTGAAAAATGTGATATCAAGGATTACTACAGCAGAACTTAGTAAATGCGAAGAACTTGAGGTATTAAGATTTAAGGAGGGTGATTTTATTAAACCTATGTGTTACGGATTTACTACTAAAGTAATTAAGACTTATTACATTCCATTAGTTGAAGATACAGATTATGAAGGGGGTGAATTATTATTTGAATATTTAAATCGTATGTATAAATTACCAATTGGTTCTGTTATAAGCTTTGATATATTAAACGAAGATGGCAGTGTACCAATTGAGTCTGAATATTCACACGAACAGGTAAAGAGTGGTGAAAAGTGGTTTTGTAAACTGTGTATAAGAGAAAATGAGATAACGAGTGAAGATGAAAATATTGATTTTGATACATTTAATTTTTCACAAATGACCCTAGATGATATAGACGAAATAAAAAGAATTGAATTGTCGGTGTATTCTGCGAGTAGCGATGTACCGGGAAGAAAATTTACAGAAAAACTTGTAAATGAATGCCCAGATTTAACATTAGTCGTTCGATATAAAGGAAAAATATTTGGTGCCATGTACGGTGGACTTATAAATGGTATACATATTACCAATGAAATAATGAACACGGGGTTTTATCCGGATGGCGACACTTTAATGGTTTTTTCTATATGTGTACCAATTGAAATCCAGGGACTTGGTTTTGGAAGAAAATTAGGTGATTATTATTATAATCAGTGGATATTAAACGGTAAAAATGGTGTAAGTAGACCTATAAAATATTTTTCAACCGTTGTGCAAGAACATCACATAGAATGGACGGAGAGTCTAGGTTTTGAAAATATGGGTAAATTGGATATAGATTTTAGTGAACCTGTGTATAACATGGTTAAGAAAATTTAGATTACAAAAAAAATGTGCGTTGATATAAATGAAGTCTGCCGGTCTGAAAATAGGCGTCATTTTAGTCATCTTGGTTGGGATGGCGTTTGCAGCTATGCAAATCATGGCTCAAATGGAAAATGATGAGTCTAAATTTCAGGTCGCAATAGATGAAGCTACCAAGCAAGCTATGGAAAAAGGCGAATTTCAATTCCCAGAAGAAATAATACCTATAGAATCCAAAGACTGTGAAGGTACTCAATGGATTAAACAGCAGGAGTGTTCACTCAATGGAAAGCCCATGGATGGAACCGAAGGTAGCTGTGGACCCGGTAAAGAGATTTGGATTTTAGATCCAAATCACAAAGATTTTAAACCGGCTACGGGTGACGGTAAATGCGAACCACAGGAAAAGGATTGTAGTATCTTGTGTCCAGAACCTTGTGAGGGTGACACGTGGAAAGACACGGGTAAGTGTGTGCGCAAAGAATATGATACGAAGGGTAATGTGAAAGAGATTGTACTAGATGGAACGAAGGGTAAGTGTGGTGACGGTATAACAGAGCTTAATCTCGACACAACGGCACCAGATTATAAACCAGCTGTCGGAAGTGGTTCTTGCCCCATGACAAAAGGTGGGTATTGTAACGTCCCATGTCCAAAACCAGAACCACCGAAATGTAACAGTTATACAGGTTGGGTTGAAAATGTCGGTCTAGGATGTGTGAGAAGTGAAGATGATCAAAGAAAAGTTAGATGTGGACAAAAGGGTGTAAAGATGTTTTATAACATAGCTACAGATGCTAAAAATTGCCCAGAACTTGTAAAATGGGATAAATGCACAGGCAAACCATGTCCAATAAACTGCGAAGGTACCTGGTCCAAATGGAGTGCTCCAAAGTCCGATGAACCATGTGGTGTACAACCATATAAAGAACGTATATTCTCTATTACGACCAAAGCTCAACACGGTGGATACGATTGTGATTACCCACACGGTGACAAGGAAAGGCGCAATTCCGGTTCACCCAAAGAGTGTTGCGTAGAGGGTGGTGATTGGGCTATGACTCCAAATTCTTGCAATTCAAAGGGTCTTGCCATATACACACAGTCATTCACAGAAGGTAAACCAGGTGGATGCCCAGACAGCGCAAAATCTAAAAAAATGGCGTGTTGTTATCAAAAAGGTGATTGGGCGGATACTACCACGTGTAATTCTATAGGTAGAAAAACGCAACAACAAACAGTGGCTGGAAACTGTCCATCAAGTGTTAAAACCCGTAAAGTTGATTGTGAATACATTGGTGCATGGTCCAAGACTGGTGGATGTGGTTCCGATGGTAAACAATGGTACACCCGAACCACTGTGAATAGTGATGCCGATACTCGTAAATCAGAAAACTGCTGTTATAAAAGTGCCTGGAATCCATGGAGTGCATGGAGTACATGTGATGGGTCGAGTCGTTCTAGAAGTAGAACTAGAGCTATAAAGAATTGTCCATCTAATACCCCTAGCAGTGAGTCCGAATCCCAAAACTGTAACCATTGTGTTGGAAGTTGGACTAAATCGGGTGGTGAGTATAAAATAAATGGTGCGTGTGGTGGCTGTACGCGAAGAGTAAGTACTAAACAAAACTGGAAGTATATCGTTACCAAAAATAAAAAAGCTGGTGGTCAAGATTGTGAGGCGAGTCATAATGATACTAAAACGACTCACGTATCTTCTAGAAGCTATAAATGTTGTCATTAAAAAAAAGTATAAATATACCAGTATGGAGTGGGTTTTATTACTCTTCATCATTGTCATTTTTATTTTATGGTCAGGAAGAGAACCCCAAGTAAAAATTCAGGAGTTTCATTTTTCGAATTTATGTGCGCGTGTGCATGAAACTGCACCTAGGATTATTCCAATGAGGGAATACATGGGTACATTTAGAGACATACGAAAGAATAAAAATGATTATATTTTCTTACAATGTAAAATGGTATTTGATCCATATCTTTATAAAAAGTATGGTTCACAGGTTCAGAAGATACGCGATAAATATAAAATTCCACAAAGAGATGGCGAAGATATTATATTAAGGATGGCGTCTACACCACATAGAATTTTAGCGCACTTCGATTGCACTCCTAGATACGTGATGATGCTCAGAGGTGAGAAAGAAGTCTTGTTATTCAAATCCGATGGAGATGAAGTCCAGTTTTTAAAAGATGTGCAACATGAAAATATGTTGGGTCTAGTGCGTGTACTCGAAACACGTGGCATCCCACATAAAAAATTCACGCTGAAGGAGGGTGAATGCTTCTTCCTCGAACCAGGTATGTATCACTACATCGAAAATAACACAAAAAATGATCACACGATTCTTGTGAACATAGACTATCCACACTTACAAGATGCGACACTTCAAAAAAAATGGCTATCCATGTGGCAAGACGGTGTTTGGATGCCGTAATATTATCCGACCCCCGTTTGAAGAGCAACATAACCCCATTACGTTCCCACCCAGTGTCTACCGTATATTCGTGGACGTGGAATGATACTGCGACACGTTTATATGGTTTACGGGGTGATTCGATAGGTTTCCTTA